TCACGCTGGTTGCGCACAAATTCTTCATGCGACATTCCGAAAATATTCTCAGCAACCCACCGGCGGGAGAAGAAGCCTTCCGTTGCTGAGCCGGCGATGTCAAACTTTTGCTTCCAGTGCTCGATTTCCTGAAGTTCTGCGATCTTAGATGGGTTGTTGAGCGACAGACTAAACGACAATAAATCATCACCCCTAAAGCCGAGCGTGTAAAGATGAACAACTCCAATTTTTTCTAACTCTGAAATCACTACCCTTTGCAGCCTCTGAATGGTTCTTGCGAATCTAATATCTTTTTGCGCTAATGTGGTCTTATCTTCGGTGGCGCCTTCGCCCATTGTAAGATATGATTGGGGTACCTTAAGGGCAGAAAATAGCTTATCGCGAAGATACTTAACGTCATCGATAGCCGTAGTATTTGAGCCGCCCGCAAGGTTAGTAACATCTGTAGCTGAACCTGCGCGAACTGGAATATAGTAATCCTCTTCGATCGACATTGGATTATACCGCAAGTCTACCCGGCCGGTGGACGAGTCCACAACCGAATGCCTCTTTAATTGAGTAACAATCTTTTGCATATATTGTTCGACCTCTTGTGGGGGGACCGCACCGACATCAATCTTAAACAATCTTCTTTCAGAAGAGCGGATAACACGATATGCCATCATCGCGTCTTCCATCAATGTAAGCTGGCGCCAAATGCGGCGGGCGGGCTCAAGAATCGATGTGCCATATGGAGCGTACTTATCATTTCCTAAAATACGAAAATGAGCAATCTGCCAATTTTCAAAGGTCATTCCCGCGGAGTTCCACTGGTATTGAACGTAGTTGGGGTTTGTAGTATCCAGGCCTTCCAATCTCTCAAGTTCATTGGGAGGAAGAGAAATTACTGATTTAATTCCAAAATTTTCGTCAATATCCATATACAAAAAGAAGTCGCCATACTTGCACATTGTGCGCGCCCAGCCAAAAAGATTATATTGAACGTTCAGAATGCTCTCGTATAAAACAGTTAAGACTGCTTTGATTTCTTCATTGGCACATTTAATATTCAACATTGGCCTCAATTCAGAATACGTTGTCATTTCATCCGCATATATATCCATCGACGACGCAATCTCTGGCGTATATTCCATTTGATCAAAATCTACGTATCGCTCTACTCTTCGCTGATTTGCGATCGCATTTGTTGAAATCTGATCAAGTGGATTATATAATGATTTCTTGAACTGTTGGCCCGACGCAGTTCTAAATCTAGAACTAAATTTATCTAAGTGTTGCCGTCGAATCCGGCGGCCTGTTTGAGAACGATAATTTATAATGGGTCCAGAAAATAATCTGGTTAATCGCTTAAATAGCTCAGATTGTCTATTTGCAGGATTTTTACCTTGTCTTGGGTTTATTGCGGGCATTTAATTTCTCACTTTATTATCCACTTATATTGGCTGTATAACTTTTCAGCTTCAGTCATTTTATCAAATATCTCACTTTTCTTGTAGCCTTGTTGGCCTTTGATTTGAGTATTCATTGTAGTTCTCGTTGTATAGATCGCACTAACAAAAGCTTTTTGATAGTTTAAATCTCGCGCATTTACTTGCAGTGCGGTATCTCTCACCCAGCATGCTATAGCTAACGCCATAATTAAATCATCATTGTAGCCCTTCATTGCTTGGGGCCGGCCATTCCTCCAAATAAAAGTTTTCATCTCGCTAACAAGACGAGAAGAATATATCGTAATTAGTTTGTTTCTGATAAACTCCTCTAATTTGGCAACGATGAGGGGGCGCGTTTTCATCGAAGTAGTGAACCCTGGTACTGCGGAGTTTCTTACTTCGGCTTGATGTTGTTCGATATATTCGTGTGTTGACTTGATTGAGTGATAAACGTTTGGATATTGAAAATCATTAATTAACTTATCTAAAACTGAATACCCTATGTTATTATTCTCGACCACTAGCATACAATCGCCAAATTCTCTGCCAACACTATTGAGCATGTTTGCAAACATATCGATTGTCGGCTTGCCTTGATATTCGCCGATTATTTCTAGGGTTTCAAGTTTAACGATGTGAAATGTGGAGAAATCGGCGCCGTCGCCGCGTGACACATCAGCAACCAATAGATAATTATAAGTTGGATCAAATTCTTCCCATATCCAAAAGTTGCGATCAAAGCCTGTGCGGTGCTTAGGATCCTTAACTGTGGACAGCAAATACATCATACAATCTGAATCGATAACCGTTTCGCCAGAGGTGTTGAAATTACATTCAAGCTCCTGCGCAATTTGGCGCTTTGACATATTCTTCGTTTCTTTTTTATACCATTCTCCATCTCTTTCGGGGTGCACCCCCCACTGAAGAGTCGTTAAGTTAAAGTTGTTTGTGCCGGCTTCAGAGTCCACACAAGTTTTATGAAACCAATTACCAACACCATTAGGAGTTGACAGCGCAATACATCGTCCACCGGTCGATAGTGTGGGATATAGTCCAGTCCACAGATCTTCAAGGTTTTCAATATGAGCAGCCTCATCAAGAACCAAGAGGGACAATGCCTCAGAACGACCAGCGTCACCAGACGTTGAAGCGGCTTTAATAGACGAGCCATTGGAAAGCTCGAAAGATGTACGGTTGTCTACACTAATGGTTGCGATTTTTAACCAATCAGGCACATTCCGCATAATGCTTTTGACTTTTTTAACCAAGTTTCCTGCTGTCGCAAACTTTGTTGCCATAACAAGAATTGCTTTGTCGCGATGAAACAACATCATCCATACAATATAGCCCGCGGTAATCGTTGAGATTCCAAGTTGGCGCGCTTTTAGAATGACGTTGAAGCGATAATCATTGAATTCGGTAAGAAGTGTGTCTTGGAAGTCGAAAGTGTTAAAAAGAATAAGTCCATGCAGCGGATGCGATATTCTTGCGTAGTTGTTAAGGAAGTAGGAAGGATCTTTTCCACACTTAAGTATCTCTTTTACTTTTTCTTGCTTTGATAATTCGAAGCTCATTAATCATTTTTTGACTTTGGTCTTGTGTCGTTCTTGGGGCGTGTGCCCAGGCCACCTTGATCTAAGAAGGTGCGCCAGTCAGCCTCAAGACGATCTTCAGAAGATTCTCCAACTATCACAACCTCATCCATGCCGCCAATCCTATAGTGACATTTCGCGGTTACCCAGCTACGCACGCGAGAAGTGCTTTCGACTCTCATTTCAGCTTCGCCCTCTTTTGTAAGGGCCACTGAGTTTCCAGTAATCTTACGATACTCTTTTTTAAGAAAAGATGCAATATCTGCAATCTGCTGCTCGATATCGGACTCAAACCCTGCGGCATATACTTCCTTCAGCTGAACTTCTGAATGGTACTTAATGCACATCATGGGCCCATAAAATGATACGTTAAAGCCGTCAATGACTCTTCTATCGAGGATGGGATCTCCCTCTTCTCTTTTGAGGCCGGCCTTTAAGGCCTCGCCATCTTCATTTAATGCACCATCGTAAGCATTTGCCGCGGCTTGGGATATCCCTTGTACAATATCTAAAACCGAAACTGGTTTATTTTTCTTTGCCATTGTTCTCATATTCCTTGTTGTTTGGGTGGTTGATCAGTTGCGGCTTGTTGAGCTGGTTTGGCCGGTGATCCGGGGGGCGAAGCTTCCGGCTTTGCCATCTTGCCAACCTGATCTTGCAAGAGCTTCATAACTCTCTGAATAACAGATTTTTGTGAATTAATATCTACACCGGGAGTAGAAGCAAGCTTTAAAAGAAACTGGTCAATCTGCTGGATGATGCCTTTTTCAAGCGACGTTAACTCCGGGTTCACAGCCTGCCTGCCTTCTTTTCCGGCCTTGCCGAAGGCCGATGAAGACATGCTAGCTGATTTAAGCCTTTGTTTCTCTTTATTGTTCTCTAGTAAGCTTTCTCTAATCAATTCTTTAAGCATTACTTTGTTTAGCTTCATCTGGTCTCCATCCTTTCTGCCATCTTTCCTCTCTATCCTCGACATATTTTACGTAACAGGTATTGCAACAATCAAATTTGACAAGGCAAATATCATCCATCGATTTCTTTGGAAAAGATCCGCAGACAGGACAACATTTTAAAGATTCTCTATTAAGTAGTTTTTTTGAGATCTTAATCCCATTAACATCTACTTTTTCTTGCCATTCATCATTCTTGTATTGTTTCTTATAAAATTCTTTAGATTGTTCAAGATATTCTTTTTCTTTAGTCTCGGTCCAATTGCCTTTTGGGTTCTGTATGGCTTCATCGCCATACTTTTCTGCAATGGCTTTTTCCACTGCAGCGATTTTATCAGGATTATTGACCATTAAACGCCCTATACATTCCATAAGTTGCTGCAGTGCCCACAGCCACACCGCCAGCAAACCACAGCCACTTTCTTGTGGGGGCTTGTGCTAAAAGCGCTTCGTGCAGAGCGGCAATTTCTCTGTCTTTTTCTGTTATGCGCAATTCATATTCTTTTAGCATCGAATCCAAACGAATTTGAAAGTTCTGTCTTTCAAGATGAAATTCGGTTGCCTGTCTGTCTATTTGATATTCTACTTCCAAATCACATTCTAATCGATATTCTTCTGGGAGGACAAGCAGCTCGGCGATTCCGCGCTTGTTAAACAAAACACCCTCAAAGGGCGCCGGCTCATCGTCGCCAAGAATTGTAAATTGTGCGGGAGCTGCGTGTGCGGTAAATGAAAACAACAATACCTTAAGGAACATACTGAAATCCGAATTCATCTTCTATCTTATCTGCGAGTTCTTGTTTGTTTTCAGTGAACTGCTTGCGATTGTCAATCTCTATTTCGATCTCGACAATCTTCTCTTCAGTTATAACTTTAATGTTCTCTTTCTCTTTGAGATACTCTCGCTCTAAAGTTGCCATTGATTCGCGATAAACGCGGAGAGCATCTTCTTTCTTTTGAAGTTCTTCGGCATGAATTGCTTGCAAGCCTTCGATCTGGTTTTGAAGAGATTCTTGGCTAACTTCATAAGCAGATTCTAATTGCCTATAATCATAACGCATTTTTCCAATAACTGTAAGCAAAAGAATAATAATTGTTATTTCTTTCCAGTTTCTTTTGACAAATGCGAGAACTTTAAGCCAGTCAACTTTTAACATCACACGCCTTTCATTTTTGCAATGCCATCAATAATGCCCTGAGAGCCAATATAAATTGCAGAAAGCATTACCCAGTCACTTGACTCAAGTCCATAAAATGCCATAAGTCCTGTGGCTGTTAGCCAAACCAGAAACTTGCGAGAAATCATCTTCTCAACCAATCTGTCTAGCTTTCCTTTTGTCTCTTCCATTACTTGTTTTCCTTTCGTCGATCTCTGACTGCCTTATCTCTTTGTCTCTTCTTCCAAGACGGGCCGCGGCTGCTGTACCATTCGGCTTCTTTCGCTTGTTCGGTGGCGCCGGGGATCTCCTCGTCGGAAGCTAAGCCACCTTCGGCGCCAAGGTTGCTGCGGCGCTCGTATTCCTCAAACTCTTCGTCGCTCATGTCAGCAAGCTCTCGTCGACGGTCAAGTTCTTCTGGATCTGGGTTTAAGAAATCTTTAAGACCTTCCTCCATAGCTGACTCAAGCTCTTCCTTAATAATCTGTTTAAGTTGTGGTTTTGTGATCTTCATTTCATTATTCCCTTTTCTTTTTTAATGCTCTTGGCGCATTTCTCATATTTCTCTTTATCTTCTTCAAGAGGAGGCATTTCTTCCTCATACTCTGAGGCTCGATTAGCCCAGCGAGCATCGTATTCTTCTTCGGGGCTCGTCGCTAGATCTTGCGCGCTAACAACATTTAACCCCATCTGCTCTATTGCATCTTCAAGGACACCCACATCAATTCCCAACTGATCGGCTAATTGTTGCGCTGGATCGTCGCCGCAACCTTCGTTTATTCCATACAGAGCTTTTGAAATTTCTTCTTCGATAATCTCTGCCAAATTTTCTTTAAAGCCCATAGTCGGCCGATCGCCTTCAGCGCCGCCGG